CCCTCACGCACTACTACTGCGTGTTTAACTGTTTCTATTGGTGTATATTCAGACATAGTGTAAATAACTCCCTAAAATATATTTGTCATTACTGATTGGTGTGTTTCCACGATGCAGATATGTCCACGTTGAAGGAAACAATAGCATTGTACCACACTTTGGGGTCACAGTCAAGTCCAATTCTGGAAATTCTGTACCACCACCTTCTTCTACATCATTAAGGTATACAAAAAGTACAAGAAACCGCATTGCAGAATCATAACTCCCAACATCAACATGATCCAAGAAATTCCCTCGACCCATTCTATAGCGTTTGATTCTGATTTCTTCAAATTTGAAAGTCTCGGGCCACGCACGCTCGTGTAACCCTGTTTCTTCTTTGTATCTGTGTAAGACATTTTTAAACCTATCGTATACTGATAATTGTGTCTCGCGTGTTTCTTTTGGAAAATGATTTAAATTTATCTCATCAAAATGTCGATGACCTTTTAAATTTGTATGAGTTAAATTTTTATTATACTCTTGTATATTAAAATATTCAACAAATCCAGAACACTCTTGTTTACTGAATATCTTCGGGTATGTCTTTATCCACTTCTCCATATAGAAATTCCTTTTTTGCGGCTTCTTCTAAACCATCCATAATTTTTTTATCAAAATATTTTTCTGGATTATCATATATAGATTTTCCATATAAAGTTTTACCATCTATTTCATAACGATTTCCAGACTTTTTAAACACCCCATGTTTTTCACCAAACTCTAGAAGTCCATAATGTCTATCGATGCCTGACTTATAACCTAATCGAACATCAATCATTTTATTTTCTACTGTCAATCTGGATTTCTGGTTCTTACAATGAATAATATTTCCCACAACTTCAGTACCATCCTTGTCTTTCTTTTTTGACAAGTAAATGATAGAACTAGCTGCATATTTTAGGCCAGAACCACCACCCATTTCCTTAGTCGGCATATATGCACCGATAACATCATAAGTGTGATTGGTTACGATTAAAGGAACATTTGCACGACCTAACTTGAGTGTCAACACACGAAAACAAGCTTTGATGATTTGTGATCTAGTCATATCTCTTGTCTCTGCTCCTGCAGCTGTATCTTCCAATTCTTTTGTAGTAGATAAATTTCCAAGAGAATCCAAAACCAACATCATAGGTTTATGTTCTTCTTGTTCTAGATATGCATCTAGTATTTTTATTGCTTGTGTCCTAAATTCCTGTATAGTTACTACTGGAAGTATCACCATTCGTTTAGGGTCAATACCTCTAGACTCTATAAGTTCTCTAGGTATTGCAGACTCAGATTCAAAATACAAAACCCCTGCATCTGGATTTGAGTCTAAAAATTGTTTGACCATTCCTAGTGCGAAGTAGGTTTTTCCTGTTGCACTTTCTCCAGCAAGGGCCGTAATTTTGTTTGAAGGTAGTCCACCATGTAAACTACCAGATAGTAAAGCGTTAAACAAATAAGAGCCGGTGTCAATGTAACTATGAACATCACCAGCTGCCACCCCTTCTTCCACGATTGAAGCATATTCATTTCCTGACTCCTTTATAAATTTCTTTAGATCCATATTATCCTTTTATTTGTTTTATTGTCGAATTTCTCTATTGTAATTGTTCTAATAATGCCATAATGTTGTGATCTGGTGCATTATTGGTCATCATGTTAAATCCATAAGTTGTTAATTGACAATTCCCTACAACATGACCTTTACTATTATCGATTCTATCGATTGATGGATTGAGTAAATTTTTCTCTCCCTTTGTTTTAGTCATATCGAACTTAACTTTTTTACCTACTTTTGCAAATCCTGCACACATATAATTCTGTAGTTCTGCTTGGTTAATTGCCCAATCTTGTGGCAAATCACAATCATCATATTTTGTTCTACATGATGAAACAAGTTCACTTAAAATTTTATGTGGATGTTTTGTTCTTTCAAAATAATCACCCTCATAACCTTTCCTAATTCCATATGGATTTTCTTCTGTTGTATATCTTAATCTATCTCTATAAGTATCACAACCAAGTACTATCTTATATAATCCATCGTTTTTTCTTATTATTGAACCATTTGCTTGCACTAAAAGGTTAGGTAAATCTTTTCTTGTCTCATCTATTGGAACATAATGTATTTTTCCCCAGCTTCCACAAAAATTTCTCATACCATTTTTAGTAGATGGATTATTTGGCCAGAAGTTTAATTTTTGTCCATTATGTTCTTTTACTCTAGGATATTCTTCTCCACAATCATGACATTTATACATTGGATAATTTTCTTTAAGTACTTGCTCTTTAAGTGCATTACTTACTTCTTTCTTTTTTATTCCTTTAATATGTTGATCATATAATATTTTCATTTTTTTTCTATTAACTATTATTCCAGTTTTAGGATTTCTAAATTTTCCTTTAGGTGTTCCTTCTAGTCCTTGAGTTTTCCATTCTTCATAAGAAAGATTGGGGTCTTTCAAATCAATAGTTACATCTTGAATAACATTCAATATTTTTTCTTTATCTTCAAAAAATTCACTTAAACTTGACATAATTTAATCACTCCTATTTTCACTCCACTTTAAAAGTTTACGAACTTCATGTTCAAATTTTTCCTTGCCCATTTTTTTACGAAACCTTTTTGTAGAATCTAATGCTTTTTTTAGTCTATCATCTTCTACAGATTCCGTAACCTTTGTTGAACTGACTAAAGTGGTGGGCTCACTTACACCAGCAATGTCAAATAAATTTTGCATTATTCACTCCTATTTTCTGACTTATCAACATCGAATCCTTCTGGATACCGGCCACTTAATTTCTTAGTGTTCTCTGCAAGTACTTCTTCAAGATCCCATTCCATTGTTATCAAAACTTGTTGGACATACCACATAACATCTCCAAGCTCATTTTTTACTTTATTTCGTAATTCTTCTGAAGGTTTTTTACCTTGAAAAATTATCTTCTTTACTAAGTCCAGAAGTTCTCCACCTTCTGAACAAATTCCTATTGCTCCTGTGAGCAATCTTTGTGGTTGACTCCAAATCAATTCACCTTCTTGTAACTCTCCAATCCTATCAAGGAATATGTCACAATCTCTGGTAGCTTCACTTGTTACATCATCCACAAACATTCTATGTTCTATTACTTCTTTTGAATCCATATTCTCCTTTTAAAAAAATTCATTTAGAGTTGATTTTTTATGTGCATTAATATTCTTCAAATTATATTTAGCATTCTCAAATGTAAATGCTGGTTGAGAAATTGTTTTTTTATTTTTCCTATCCGTAACATCTCGCCATTCTAAATCTTTCACCTTTGGATAATTTTTAGTCCATTCCATTGAAGAAAGTTTTAACATTTTTTTAGCCTTCTTATTTAATGGATAGATATATCTAAACATAAGACCATCTATTCTACGAATACCTTTAAGTTTCATAAAATCAGTAGTCAACCAAAATACTTTTTCTTTATTTAAAAATTTAGCATTTTCTATACATAATTGATTTGATGTTCGTGGATGTAATTTTTCTCCATTCTCCATCAAATATACTGAAGTAAAATATTTTTCACCATAATAAAAATTAGATGCTTGATAAACAAAACCACATTTGCCCATAATACCATCTGCCATAGTATAAAGAAATTTACAATCTGTATTTTCTTTTATCCATTTAATAACAGCAGAAACCATTTGACTTCCTGCAATTTTATTTTTATTAAGGTCATCTGACAAACACATTTTGCCGATTTCGTAATACCAATCATTTATATCATGTATAAATTCATCATTATCATTGGTATCTAAAACCCCCACACTTGGAAACATCTTGTTAAAGGTATGTCTAGGTTTTGTTCCCCACCCTAAAGTTAATACTCCTTTCAATTTATTATCAAGAAATAATCCAAGATAATATTTTGTAATGCCAGGCATTACTGGTGAATAATGATATTTTTGAATAAGTTCTATGGCTTCAACTTTATGTATTTTCTTTACTACAAAAGGATTATTTGATTTCATAAAACTTTAGTTAATTCAATCTTTCTAATATCCCATTTTAAAGACATATCCATTTTGTTAATTGTATCATAAACAAATTTCATATCTGTATTACTATTCCAAAATCTTTTTATTGCAGATGTAGCTGAACTTCTCATTAATCCATGACACATTCCCCTCACACTCATTCTTGCAATTTTTGCAACTGCAACAACAAACTTAGAATTCCTATCTCTAATATCATAACATCCAGTAGGACATATAACATATTCTGCTGAAGGTAATTTACCATTATATTTTAAGTTTGAAGTTAATGCTTCATGTACAATATAATTCATTAAATTTGGAAATTTATTAATTTCTAATTCTAAAAGTTTACTTTTCTTTTTTGTAGAATTTCTTACTATACTATTTTCATCTTCAATAATTTTATTATTTTTATATATTTCTTCTGACAATCTATCAATCCATTCATCATGTATTCCATCTTTCTTTTTGTCAAAATGGTTAGGATTCATATGTCTAACTACAACTTTACCAATAACATTAGAAATAGATTCAACATATGGTGTTAAAGAAGAAGTATCTATTGAATTATCTTCTTCATATTTCATAAGTGCGGAAAAGAAAATACCTTCAAATTCATTTTTATTTTGAGCACTAGCTACAACCCAATCTTCATCCATTTTAACAGAAAATCCAAAATATTCTTTTCCACTTATTAATACTATATCTGATTTAGCTGACTTTGTTCCATAAGAAGGTTCTGGAATATCTTCAAAATTAGCATTATATCCATCAGTCCAAATTTTATTGAATTTTGTATTTAAATGTATTACAGCATCTACAACTGATGATATATGTTTTTCCTTAATTCCGTTGAATTTTTCATTAGATTTGATAATATTGACTCCTTCATCTTTGGATAGAACTTTACCTTTTGATAATAATGCAAGATTCAAAAGATGAGTTTCAAAATCTTTAGTACCTTTTTGTGCAGTCATTTTTCTGTCTCTATTAATTTTACTGTTTAACTATATTATACTAAAGTTTGAATATATTGTCAAGTTTTTTCTATAAGACATCACCACCAAAGGTCTGTAAATTTACACCATATGATATAATACAATATGATGCATATTCTGGATGATATTCAATTACTGTATATGTTCCTGTTTCTAGATTTATATAAAATCTAAAAGGTAATGTTGCTGGTTTAACTTTATAGCCAGATTCAGACCTAACCTTTGCAAACTCTAAACCAGTAAAAATTAATACTTCTTCTTTTTCATTTTGTATGTTTCTTCTTCATTTGCACACATCACGGGCTTCTCATTCCATTCTCCTGCAATAGGCACCATAATTGGCATCAATGCAATAGGTATGAAAAGGAAAAGGAAAAGAAGGTTTCTAAATGGTAAATATTTTTTCATATTCTCCTATCCAAAAAAGTCTAATAAATTTGTTTGAGTGCCATACGATTCATCAATCATCCAACCAATAGAGTTCGTAACAAACTTCAATGGTTCTACATATGACTTCTCAAATTGTTTTTCATAATCAACATATTTCTGCACATCTAATTCTATAGGACACTCTGTAAGAAAAGTAAATACGTTGGCTTGAAATGGATTTGGATTTTTCAAGTAAACAAACTTAACCTTTTCTCCTTCCATTATCTCAGGATATTTCTTGAGTAACTTCTTATCCTTGAGTTGATAATTATAAAGTAAAGCACCCTTAACGTGCATAGGACAACCTTTCTTGAAAATACCATTCGTTGTTGCCCACTTACCTAAACCATTACATGACCGCGGGAATGCAATCATATCTGGTTTCAGTTCTAACCATTCCTTACGGAAATCCTGTATGAAAGTATTAAGGTCTTTTTCTGAACCACTAATAATAACTTTCAACGCATCTCTAATCTTGTCTCTACAAACTTGTGGAGTTGATGACTTAACAGCCTCAATTCCCATCATTTTGAGTTTTGGTTCTGCATACTGAACACCTTCAGAGTTATGGACATTCAGAATATATCGTTTCTTTGCAGTCCAGATACCCTTGTCTGCAATTACCTCTCTGGCCATAACCATCTTCTGTTCATATGCATTTGTATAATCTGCAAGTTCTTGATACTTACCACCGATAAACTTTTCTATTGTTTCACTACAAATAGTATCAAGAAACTTTACAGGGTCTTTCGGTTTCAACTTGTCAACCAAAGCCTCAAATGTAATATAAACCGAATCCGTATCAGATGCAAGTACATAGTCAACATCTTCAGTTTTTAGTAACTCATTTAAATACTTATTTAATGCAATCTCAATCCACCTTATGGAAAGTTGACCACCATATGTTACAGCCTCTGCAATACGAATATCATAAAATCTAAAATACTGATTACCGATTGCACCATATGCAGAGTTCAATGCAATTTTGAGTGCCATCTGTTTGTTCTTGTACTGTGATATAAGATTCAGAAGTCTAGAGTCTTTTGTGTTCTCATATTCCTGTTGTGCCTTCAACATCAACTTCTTAACTTCCTTACGTTCATTATACATTTGTGATAGTAGCTCAGGAAGAAAACCATACTTGGATGTATTGAATATTGCACCATTAGGGGTTACAGTTTCATCTTTACTTAAAAAAGATGTATCAAATTCCTGTGATAACATTTTATCTACAGTAGGCACAGTTCTATGCATTCCCTTGATAGTCTCAGGGGAAATATTGTACTGCATGATTAAATGTGGATATAGTGAGTTCAAATCAAAACTGACAACCCACTTGTGTAATCCTACTTGTGGGTCTTTGACATATGCACCAGCATATCCTTCTGATTTGCTACCTCTAACCATTTGTGGAATCTGGATATTTCTATCTCTTAAATAATTGTAAATAATCACATCCCACATTCTAACCTGAGAAAACACATCCACATAATTACACTTTGCACTATAGGCCATAGTCATGATTAAATCAATCAGTTTCATCTTATCCTCAAGACGATCTACTAACTCCACATCCTGTATGTTATATTCAATAAATGATTGATAATCTTTAGTGTACCATTCTCTATAAGTATCGTATGGGTTTGGGTCTTTACGTTCACCCAATTCAACAAATGCAATATGGTCTAACCGATAACTCTCTTGTGCTGAATAAGTAAACTTTTTATACAAGTCAAGATAGTCTAACTGTTCCAAACCAAACACATTATAGCAGATATGTTCTTTACCTTGAATGTACACACTATCTTTAAATACTGTTTTCCATACTGACAATCTCTTAATCTCATCCTCACCAAATCTATATTTAATTCGATGTATCAAATAAGGTAAATCATAAAACTTTGAGTTCCATCCAGTAACTACATCTGGCTTATGTGTTTCCCAAAATCCAAGAAACTTTTGTAAGAGCTCATCCTCATCTTCACATTTTACATAACGTACATCATCACGTTCATTCTTAAATTCACCGATACCAAACACTACGATTTGTTTTGATTGATGATTCTTAATTGTGATGGATAACATTTCTTCTGGTGCATCTTCAACACTAGGAAATCCATTATCACAAGCAACCTCTATATCAATAGTAACAACCAAAACATCATTTATCTTCCAATCAACACTACCTTTCCAATTATCAGAAATATACTGATAAGGATAACGTGTCATACCATAGATTAGATTTTGTTGTTCTGGATATTGTGAAAGAAATTCTTTTGCAGATTTGATGGATTGATGTTTAACTGGAGCTAAATATTTTCCATCAAGAGTTTTGTACTGAGTTTTCTTTTGAACTGGTACAAAAAGGGTAGGTTGATATTTGTGACGGGCAGTTATTCGTTCTCCGTTCTTAACTCCACGAACAAGAATACTATTACCATAACTAATTACATTCGTATAAAAATCCATAATGAAACTATTATACTACAGTAAAACGAAAATGTCAAGTTTTTTATCCGTTTAACTGTACATTAGGAAGGATAATTCCAGAACCAAATTTAGAATTCCAAGCGTCTCGGGCTGCATCTATTGGGTCAGTTATACAAATAACCCAATCCATTTTGATTGTAACATTATCATGTTTTGCAAAAGGAGGCCAAGGTGTAAAACCTAAACCCTGTTCTGTAGGCATTATCTGGCAAGGATTGGATATAACAACATCATCACTTATAACTGTTACATCACCAATAATTTCCTCGCCAGACTTTAACTTTACTAGGCGAATATCACTCATCTTTCTTTTTACCAATATTATATTTTTGTT